GATATACTCGAGTGTTATTTCACAGGTCCGTTGACTGGTAAACTGGTCCATAAGAACCGGCTTGTTAAAGTACGCATTATTTGGTACTGAAAACGAATATACTAAAATCCATGTTATCATCATTTTATAACTCCTCCAGGTAGTTGCGAACCCATGCCAGCCGTGCCTGCTCATCTAATGCAGTATACTCCACAATGTTGCCACGGATGTGCTCCAACAGCGGATAATACTCTTCGTCGATTTGTTCCTTGAACTCTTTGGTCAACAGCTTGTCAGTCCGTGGATTACGAGCCACCCACTTTGCAGTTAGGTAGTACGGGCTCTTGATCTTTGCACTCAAGCCATCTTCCGTATAGAATACAAAGCCTTCGTGTTTAACTTTTAAAGACAAGTCTTTCAACACGCCCATGGTCACTTGCATAGATTCTGCATACCCACACTGCAAATGGCACATGGCATAGTTACGAGCCCACTCTGCAACATATTTGCTAAACATCTTTACCTTAGAGTCCCAGGTGTTTTTACGAATACCCAAGAAGTACATGCCGGCATCTTCCGGTACAATATGCGGGTCACTTGGATGGCAACATTCAAACATCAGCGTCAGGCCTGTTGCAGCACTCAGTTCAGTTTGCCAATCAGCATAAGGCCGATGCTTTACCATCATCTCCTTGGCATATTCCACATAGTCGTTGGCAGTGCTGCCAGTTGTGGAGATCAGGATGTCACCGTTGTACCAAGTCATTGCCACCATAAAACCGTTTACCTTGCGGTAAGCGGTAACTTCTACATCGTCAGCCAACACAGGAGCTTTGGCTTCTACACCGTAGTTGTAGATTTTAGTGAAAGGACGCGACACCACATTGAAGTCAGCGTCTACGATTGTGCCACGACATTCTTCCAGGAAGTCATTCCACAAGTTGTCATAAAACACACGTCGTGAATATTTCAGCACAAAGATGCCTTCGCCAGCAGAACGCATGTTCACCAGCTTGGGGTTTTCTAGCACAAACTTCTTCAATTCATCTTTAAACATCTTCTTCTCCAGCGGGGTTATGTGTATATTATACGCTCACATCAATATAGCGACCTTTGTCGGCATTGTTTCTATCATGAGCTATCTGTGCAGCTTTTTCCACCTCGGCCCTTTTCAATGCAGCATCACTTATCGTTTTTAAATTGATACTGTGCTCAATTTGATTTTGTCTCTCATGGTGTTTAATGACAGATATATCCATATTAACTCCTCATTAATAAAATGTCTATAGTTTTATCAGCATACTGTTTAATATCTTTAAACATGATGGCCTTTAATCTCGTTGTCTTTTATTCGGTTGATAGCACGTTCCATCGAGATTACAATTTCACCAGTTGAGTCCATGCCAACATCCAGCGCACGATACTGCTCTAATCCGCTTTTGCTACCGTGCAAGTGACCGTGAAATTGCAATGCTCCACGATGCATTTGGTCCCACTCGGCAATTGGATAGTGAAACATCACACACTTGTGACCATCGTAAGTAATATCCAAGTACTTGTGTACTTCTGCAAACGCACCCCGGAATGTGGCATCATTCAGTGTCTTCTTATCGTGATTGCCTTCAATCAAGATCTTGGTGCCGTTCAAACGGTTGACCATTCTGCCAGCCTCGCTGCCACTCATGAAAGCAACATCTCCCAGGATGTACACCAAGTCGTTAGGTTCTACTCGGGCATTCCATTCATCCACCATTGCATTGTTCATGTATGCAACATCGTCTTTGAATCGAGCCCGTGTCTCGGGACAGAATTTCATGATGTTCTTGTGCCCAAAATGCAAGTCGCTTGTAATCCAAGTAGTCATATTATTCTCCCGCAAACTCGCGGATCCATTCAAATTTTGTTTCGCTAGCCTTTACCCACTTAAATTGCTCTCGCCGCCTGTTTACTTTGTCAAAGTCAAAGCAGATAAAGATCCACCCCTTGTCCTCAGAGAACTGTACAGAGTCGGCAGTGCGGATAATTTGTACAATCTTGTCTTTAAATTTTGCTACAATCATCATGCCGACTCCGTTCATTAATAAGTTTCTTTTACAAAGGTGTATTCAGCCGCCGGCCATTTTTCATTAAATTCATCTGATTTAATGTAGTCGTTATATGCCTTAGCGTCAAAAAACATCTTTTGAAATACAGTAGTAATCTGTCCTTTTGGGTTTATTGTTAAGTAAACTGATTTCGCCTTGCCTGCCATTTTAGCTCCTTGTTTGCTAGTGTAAGTATATATTATACAGTCAAACGAATGCCCTGTCAACTAATAATTAACAGGGCATTGTTGTAGTTTTACAACAATTAGTGAACAGATGCTTTAGCGTCTACCTTACATTCAACTACCCAATCGTTAAATTGAGTGAACTTGTTAACTTCTACTCCAAGTCCAATTGCTTCGTTTACAAAATGCTGTAATAGTGCATTGTAAAGTTCATCGGGCATTGTTTTTTTATCAAACTGAATTTTCATGTCTTTATTCCTAGTGTACTGTTATATTACCGGCCAAGACGATTCGTTCGTCTGTGGATATGCTTTCAGGAACGCAGTGATTCATCCAACCCGGAAATATGATCAGCATACCCTCTGTGGGTGTAATGCTGTGATCAATTGATCTAAACTGCAAGGGCGTAGGCGGATTATTCATCTTTAAATAATAGCAAAAACTAAATGTCGATGAAAAGTGATTATGCAGGTTAGTATGATCGCCGACGCGATATACAGCACCCCATAGCGAAGTGATAGAATACGAATACGGCTTCTGCTGGCTGTAATCAATAGGTTTAAGTAACTGAGTGATACTGTCCACCATGCTGACCCGCAGAAAATCAAAGAATTGATTGTACGGAGGATTTTGATGATCGATGGGCAATTGCCAGTCAGTCATATCTGCTTTAACGTTGGTTTTCCTGTCCTGTCTATCGCCCTGGGTTCGTATTAGATCAACCACGGCAGCATTGACTGCGCCAGCGTTTTCTAATGTATATGTGTTAATTAGACGTGTAGTGTCTAATACTAGCTTATCGACCATTATCTGTTTCTTTCGTTAAGTGATTGACAATCGATACAAGTTCTGCATCCGGCGACAGCTTGTTGGCGTGCTAGGGGAATGTCTTCACCACACTCGTCACAATGACTCAGGCTAGGCCCTTTTGGAATTGCAGCCCGAATCTTTGCAATTGCATCAGCACTAGCTAGTGTAGACACTAACTGTGCCATATCCGATTCTTCTAAATTGTCACCTTGGATACTTTCGTATTCTCTCATCATCTATCCTTAAATACTGTTGTTAAATGTAGGCCAGTTGTCAATATTAGGCTTTTCGTTTTCATCGTAGGTCCAACCTAATGCAGACATCATGCGGTGCTTGACTAGCAAGTTAGGGCTGCGCCAACGGCCGACATCATCAAATCCCAGCATCACACCAACTTCACACACTGCGCCTGATCTACAAATGCCTGCCATACAGTGTACTACAACGTTCATACGATTGTCAAGAGCATGTTGCAGCAATCTTACTAATTCAGCTGCCTGTTCTTCACTGCATCGCATAGCTTCGTCTAGGGCAAAGTCCTTGAGCTCAATATCTAAGAACTCAAAGTTGTGGCGCTCTTTGAACTTGTGCTTGGCCTCGGGCCGCCAGCTGGCTAGATCATCAGTAATACTAATCAGCATACTGTTCTCTCCGGCTGCATGATGAAATCCTGTTGGAATATCTGCGGCTGCTACGTTTTCAATCCATGGCATTATACACGCTCCTTTTTAACACGGCCTATCCGGCTTGCCTTGTTCCAATCATAGGCAATGCCGTCTGGGCACTTACCATCCTTGACTGTGTCTACACCAAACAATCCGCATACCTCAAAGTCGCTTCCTTTGATAGTTACAAATGTGCCAACTGTTTTGGCAAAAGCCATAGCTTCTTCCAAAGTAGTTACTGTGTTTAGTGTAAGTCCTAGTTTGCTTATTATTGTGTACATGCGACTATTATACAGTGTTTTTAACAGGGTGTCAAGTGGTGCTCTAACTAAGAATCGAACTTAGAATGCCGACATACCAAGTCGGTGTTATACCATTTAACTATAAGAGCTTATTTGGTCCGGCGTAACAGAATCGAACTGCTGTTTAGAAGGTAGAAGCTTCCTGTATTTTCCACTATACGAACGCCAGATAAAAAACTCAACCGTAGAGACTATGTTCCAGAGGGTTGAGCCGTGTTATTGATATTCTACATCTACTGCTAGAATAAATCTGTAGTCATTGCTTTGCACAATGCCTGGTCTGTGCCAACTATTACTGGGATAGATTAACCAGTTATAGTCAGTTGGCTTGACGAAGAACTTGCCATCACTCTCGGGCCCGTTCGGAGCCATTTCGGTACCGCAGTAGTCACGGTCTTTTACGTCTTCCGGAATGTGCAAGTAGAACAGGCCACTTAACATTTTACTGCTAGGAGTTTTTGGATGCCAGTGGTGATGCCAAAGTTTTTCGCGGTCTTCGGCACCCTGGAGATTTGTCATAAAACTCCACGCCATCATGTTAGATACTTTAACCTCACGGCCTAAATACATAAACACTGAGAACAGGAAGCTCATACGGTACTTTAACCATATAGCTTCCTGTCGAGCAAATATATTTTCTTTTGTTTGAAACTTGGGACTGTTAGTAAAGTAGTTTCCAGCTGCAACAATCTGTTTAACAACTGCAATAGCATCAAGATTGTCTTGCGAAGTAATTACTGAACTAAAGTCGTATTTTCTAAATGTATCGTTCTGATCAATTACTTGCATATTATGGAGCGGGATAGGAGAATCGAACTCCTGACCGAAGATTGGAAATCTGCTGTTTTGCCATTAAACTAATCCCGCAAAATTTGTTGACATACTACTTATCACATTGTACTCCGTATGTCAGGGAGAGTTGGTTGCGGAACCTGGATTTGAACCAAGAACTGAAGCTTATGAGACTTCTGAGATACCATTTCTCTATCCCGCGATAACTTATTAAATTAAACCTTCAGCAGTCAATACAGCTACGACTTCATCACTCAACGGCACTTCCGTTTTGATGTTCGACTCAAGAATTTCATCATTGATCTTCTGCTTCTGCTTCTTGAGATTCTTAATCTCAGCTTTGATCTGATCAAGTTGGTCTTGACCTACAACACTAGTTGAAACTGTGTCACTTGCACCGTAAATGCTACGGCGACTTTCATCCTTGCTGTTCCTGATCTTTTCCAACTTACCGTTGATAACTGCAAGATCAGTTACAGCAGACACCGCACCTAGTTCCTCTAATTGACCAATACGCTTGTCAATAAACGCTGCTGTTGCTAACTTGCTATCAATGCCGCTTTGTGCATTAGCTGTGCCAACTAAGGCACGGATATTGTACAAACTTAACAACAGCTTTTGACGACGAGCGTCATTCACAAACAGGGCAGTGTTTGCTTTGGTTAACTCAGTTTCAACATTCTGAAACTCGTTAAGCTCAATTGTAATATCAATCTTGATGCTTTTAATTGCATCATTGATTGCTGCCTGTACTGCACTTGCTTTTCTAAGAGAAATGTTCATCTCGTGATCCTTTCTTTTTTGCCTGAGGCATTGTCTTTAGCCATTCTAGTCTGGTATATTTTCCTGCTTCAATTTCACGCAATGCGGTAACTACCGTGCTAGAATCTTTGCCTTCGACACGCGGCAGAGATCCATGCGTTAGTTCACGAGCTCGTTGACTAGCTGCAATTACCATTTCAAACCTACTACCGAACATTGCCGCTGCTGCTTCTGATGTATATCTAGCCACGTTAGTTTCCTTTTAAAATACTATTATAGTGTCGTCTAGACAAAAGGTCAAGTAAATGACTGGACAATGGACAAATCGCAATGTACAATATGCAATC